AGGGAAACTGTTCGTTTATGAGCGGACTTGCACGCAGGAATTGTTAAAGGAGTTAGGCAAAACCGTCTTCCTGACCCGCGAGGAGGCGGAGGCGGCGCTGGCCGGGAAAGGCGGTGAGGGATGATGACCGATGACCAGAGAAAAGCCTACGAATGGGCCAAAAGCCACGACTACCCATCCATTGCAGCTCGGTATGCCCAGGAACTGGCGGGACTGGTGGATAATCTGATGGAGGCTTATGACGCCATGGCACGGGACCTGGATGCCCGAACGAAGCAGGTGCGGCGGCTACAAGCGGAAAACGCTTCCCTCCGCGCCAGGAAGGAGCAGGAGCGGGAGCGCAACAATCCGCTGAAGCTGGACGAGTTGCGGAAGATGGACGGGGAGCCGGTGTGGTGTGTGTCGACGCTTAACGAACAATCGGAATGGGCAATTTTGAAGGTTACTGAAATGTCAAAGACATGGTTTATTGCCATGGCTGGAGCATCGTGCGGATACGGTGACAAGGATACATACGGAAAGACCTGGCTGGCCTACCGCCACAAGCCGGAGGATGGGACGAGATGAAAAACGATAAAATGTGCCCGTTTAAGATGGCAGGTGGCTTTATATATCCTGCCTGTGAAAAAGGAGCGTGCATGATGTGGCGTAATTATTCCGGAGATTGCGCTATTGGGACAATCGCTGATATTTTGGCGGATAGCACTGTCAGCCAGAGTTGCTATCAGCAGCCATCAGAGAAGGAGAACGAATAAGAAACCCACCTCATTTAGAGGTGGGCAGGTTGACAAATCTGTATGGATCAAGATTTAGAACGTGGCAAATCGCAAGTCCAATACGCATAGTAGCGGAGGAAAGAGTGCGTTCGCCAGATTCAAACTTTTGATATTGCCGTAATGTGATACCAGCGGGATCAGCAACTTGCTGCTGGGTCATGCCTAATGCTTTACGCCGATATATCAATGGAGCATGATCTGGATGCACTAAATTGACAAATTCACTGTCTTCCATACTGGGAGCTTCTTCAGGATAAGAAAAATCATCGTTGTAATCCATAGTATCGCTCCTTCCCATGCCATGGTTGGCATGTTGATACATTCAGTATGTTCCTAGCTTGGCGTAATGTCAATAGAATTGTCAGAATTGTCACGAAAAACAGTTATAAGAAGGAGAAATTGAAAATGCCTGATTTGAAGCAGTGCCCGTTCTGCAAGAATGAGAAAATCGGAATTGTATTTTCCAGAAGGCAAGGCATTCCGTCTGGCGATAACGGATGGTGCGCAGAAATCAAATGTCGGTGCGGTGCCAGTATGAAAGTTTGGGCTTTGAAACGTTCGTGGGCGGAAGAAACCATTGCAATAAAATGGAACAGCCGTGCCGGAGAGGAGGACAAACATGAGACTGATTGACAGAGAAGCGCTTCTTTCGTTTGAAAAGAGTGATGCGGACTTGTGTGCAACTTGCGGAGAGCATCATACAGCAGAAGATGTGATTATGATGATTAAGACTGCTCCTACTGTGGACGCCGTTCCTGTGGTCAGATGCTGGGAGTGCAAGTGGTGGCAGGAAGATGATGACATCGGGCATTGCGATAATCCTGACGGTCTGGATAATTACGCAAAGCCAGATGATTTTTGCTCCTACGGAAAACGAAAAGGAGGTGCTGACTGATGCTGAGAATATGTCCCAAGTGCGGGAAGCTGGCAGGGTACAACTCATGGTTCAAGGCGTTCTACTGCCGGAACTGTGGAGAGCTGTTTAATGGAGGTGCTGACAATGGCTGAGTATATCGAGCGAGAAGCGGCAAAAGATGAACTCCTATCTTGGTCTGTATGTATCAATCATCCAGAGCATCTTATGCGAGACGATGCCATGCACGTTCTGGATAACATTCCTGCCGCCGACGTAGCCCCGGTGCGGCATGCAAGGTGGGATGATTCTGGGCGGTATACATTTCCGGGCGGCGGGACTGCTGTTAGGTGTACCGAGTGCGGTTGTGCACTGACGGTGAGCGAGTATCACCTGAACAACTGGAATTACTGCCCTGTATGCGGGGCTAAGATGGATGGTGACAAAGATGCCTGACTGCAAGTGGTGTCAGGATGAAATCTGCGTCAATGCAGATTGCCCTCTGTGCTGCGACTTCTGCCCCGTGGTGGATTTTCCAGGAGTGTGCCGTTTTGAAGAAAGAGAGGAGGCACAAAATGGCAAGCAAACCTAAAAACGCTTATCTTGCACAATTGGAACAGAGAATGCAGGACAGAGCCAGAGTATCACAGTATGTGAATGAGCGCCAGAGCCTCGATGCTCTTATCATCGCCATCAATGACGAGTTTGGCTTTGGAGCGGAGCGAATCGGTAGATTGATCTCAAAATACATTGAGACCCGCATCCAAGTTGCGGATATGTTCATGGATGACCGATACAAAAACAAGGACAAGGAAATCGCCTACGCAAAGGCAAAACTGGATAAGCGGCTGCAAAGCATCATGGGTCCAGACTACCCGGAGCATGATGTGCGCTATACCGTCAATATCGGAAAGTCTATGTATGATGGCGGAATCGTGATTGGAACTGTTGATAGGAGAAAACATGATTAAAGACAGTGGCGAAAGAACCGAATTTGAAACTGGATTTGTCCGTGATATGCATTCAGGTAAAGGACGCATGGATTTACTCCCGTGGAATGCAATCATCGAAGTATCAAAGCATTGCGAAGAAGGCGCTTTGAAATACGGAGAGCGGAACATTGACAAGGGCGCACCGCTCCACAGCCTGCTTGATTCCGGGGCAAGGCATCTTGCAAAGTACATAGCCGGACAAGCAGACGAAGACCATCTGCGTGCTGCATGCTGGAACCTTCTGTGGGCACTGGAACAGAGGACTACACATCCTGACTTGAATGATATGCCGTGGAGAAAACAAGACTGATTTCAGAGAATGACTATAAAGCCATCCAGAACGCTCTAAAATCGCTTTCAGAGTATACCCTAGTCCGTATACTAGGAGATTATAAAATATCCGTAGAGGTCACGACAGCGCCAAAGGTGTGGGGAATACCGATGCTGATTCAAGTAAAGCAATGGAACAGGAACGTGTACAGTATCAAAAATTGTGGAACCGTGGAGGAAATGAGGTGGCATCTTGGGTGAGTTCCCAGCTCGCCTCCGAAAATTGAGAGAATCAACGAGGCCACTTAGAAGCATGACTGTTACATCCCAGCTTATGGGGCTTAACCCTGATGCGCTCCGCCGGTACGAGCGTGGAGAGGCAGAGCCTACCATGAGCGCACTTGAAAAAATCGCCGATTACTACCATGTGAGCGTTGACTACCTCATGGGGCGGACAAATTACTAAAAAGAGACACCGCCTGATTCGCTCAGACGGTGTTTTCTTTCATAAATTCATCAATGGATTTTCGGAAAACCGCATTTGGAGTTGTTCCGGCGGCGGCGCACGCTTGTTTGAATTTCTCCGCATCATCTTTCCTAATTTTGCATCCCAAAACGGTCATATGCTCCGCAATATATTTGTTATTTGCCCTTCGCTTCGATTCTGTCAATGCCATGTTATCACCTCTGGTTGGATTATAGCATACTCAATCAGGTTAAACCATGCACAAATCTGACAAAACGAACGGTTAAACCTTGTATCGTCTGCTAATTGAAAGTATGGTTAAACCATGCTATTATGTAATCACAGCAAGGGAATAACGGACAGGCCAAAGGCCGGAAAGGAAAACGATATGAAGAAGATCACCGCCAGAGATTATCAGAGAGACGCCAGAGACGCCATGAAAAAGACCTTCGGATTCGCTCCGGCTCTGAAAAACATCATCCCCATGGAGGGAGGAGACAACGGAGCGTTTGTGACAGACGTTGCCTTCTGCGTAGCCGGAAAGGGTTATAGCTGGTCTATCGGCCACGAGGTCGAGCGTGCAGAGGCTTACGACATCTAAAAAAAGAAGACCGCCCCGGAGGTAACGAGGGCAGAAAGGAAAAAACAATGAAGCGTGAGCAGATATTCAATACAGCCCATGAAGCTTTCATTATCCTGAACAACTACACAAAGCACGGCTGGCATGGATACGTTGAAAAATGCGGAGAGAAATTCAAGCTGGTAATCTGCTGCTAAAAAATTTTCAAAATTCCACTTAAAAGTGGAGCGCAATCAAAAAACTGTGATTGAATTAGCGTGAGGGATTGTATATCCTTCACGCTTTTTCCATACTCTTCATCCTCCTACCGCCCGGCACCGAGGCGGCAATATCGGGCTTCATTCCAATCTGATGAAAAGTATATGGTCGTGTGGGTATATTCCGCGTCAAATGACAAACGTCCAGGGGCTTGGGAGGGCGGATGCGGAGATTATGAGTTGAGGTAGTTTTCCTATGGAAATTACAAACAAGCGGATCGCGGATATTATCCCGTATGCTGCAAATGCAAAAAAGCACGATAAACGGCAAATTAACAATGTCGCCGAGAGTATTAAGCAGTACGGTTTTGTTCAGCCGATTGTAATTGACCGCGATGGAGTTATCGTGATTGGCCATTGCAGGGCATTGGCGGCAAAGAAACTCGGCATGGAGGAAGTGCCATGCGTTTGCGTGGATGACTTAACGCCTGAGCAGGTCAATGCTCTGCGCCTTGTAGATAACAAAAGCAATGAGAGCGATTGGGACTTTGACCTGTTGGCTGATGAGCTACCCGGTCTTGACCTGTCGGCGTTTGACTTTGACTGGGGCCTGCGTGACGAACTGGATGATTCCGTTGTTGAGGATGATTATGATCCTGTCATTCCGGCGAAGCCGAAGAGCAGACTTGGCGATATTTATCAGCTCGGAAACCATCGCCTGATGTGCGGAGATAGTACGTCTTTGACAGACGTACAGAAGCTAGTTGGTGGTGCACAAATGGATTTGCTGCTCACAGACCCACCGTACAACGTGGACTATCATGGAACGGCAGGTAAAATCAAGAACGACAACATGGAAGATTCCGAGTTCAGAAAGTTTCTAACGGATGCTTTCACGAATGCGATGATGGTCATGAAGCCAGGAGCACCTTTCTATATTTGGCACGCTGATAGCGAGGGATATAATTTCCGTGGGGCGTGCAAAGATGCGATGCTTAAAGTGCGGCAGTGTCTTATTTGGGTAAAAAATTCCCTTGTAATGGGAAGACAGGACTTCCAGTGGAAACACGAGCCGTGCCTTTATGGGGAAAGAGAAATTGAAGAAGATGATCATGAGCCTTGCTTGTACGGTTGGACGGATGGGCATAAGCATTATTTCTTCAAAAACAGAAAGCAGACAACTGTGCTGAACTTCGATAAGCCGCTGCGCTCTGCTGAGCATCCGACTATGAAGCCGATTAAGCTATTCGACTATCAGATGCAGTGTTCCAGCAAGGAGGGAGACAATGTTTTAGACCTATTTGCTGGGTCTGGTACGACAATTATGGCTGCGGAGCAAAATGGGAGACACGCATTCTACATGGAGTTCGATCCGAAGTACGCTGATGTTATTATCGACAGATGGGAAAAGTTCACTGGAGAAAAGGCGGAACTCATCAATGAATAACGATATAAGAGATGCGTTTGAATGTTTGAAAAAATATAAAAAGCATCTAACAAGGCAGCAGGCGAGGACTATCGCTGGGCAGATAAAATCAGGTGATATAAACGGAGCAATGAATGGGCTTTCGAATCTGCTTGCCAGAAAGGGGATTTAACATGGCAAGGCCGCTGAAAGAAATTGATAAAAAACAATTTGAGAACTTGTGCGGCCTGCAATGCACTCTTGAAGAAATCTGCGGATGGTTCGGAGTTACAGACAAAACGCTTAATTCGTGGTGCAAAAGGACGTATTCTGAAAGTTTCTCCGAAGTTTTTAGACAAAAGAGAAGCACGGGTAAAATATCGCTACGAAGAAGCCAATGGAAACTGGCTGAAAAGAACGCAAATATGGCTATTTGGCTTGGGAAACAGTATTTAGGCCAAAAAGACCAGGTTGAGGCAAGTTTGGCTGTTGATATGGAAAGAGATGATGCGTTGAGCGAAAGCCTACGGGAACTTGCAGACGGGTTAGAGAGCGATGATTAGTCAAAAGCAAAAGAAAATCCTCGCATTTCCATACAGCCGCTATGATTCCATCATCTGTGATGGCGCTGTGCGTTCCGGCAAGACATCAATCATGACATGGGCGTTCATTGAATGGGCAATGCGGGAGTTTAACGGGCAGAGATTCGGCATCTGCGGCAAAACCGTGGACAGTGCAACGAAGAATATCATCATTCCGTTCATCTCCATGAGCCTTGCGAAAGAGCGTTATACATTGCGCTGGCGTCGTTCTGACAAGCTGTTGGAAGTCCGGCGAGGATTTACCACGAATTACTTTGAAGTGTTCGGAGGCAAGGACGAAAGCAGTCAGGACTTGATTCAAGGCCGTACATTCGCAGGGGTGCTTTTGGACGAGGTTGTCTTGATGCCTCAGTCGTTTGTCAATCAGGCACTTGCCCGGTGCTCTGTTGATGGTGCGAAGCTGTGGTTCTCCTGCAACCCTGGAAGCCCACAACACTGGTTTTATCTGGAATGGATTAAAAAGCACAAAGATCGCAACGCCCTGTATCTGCATTTCGAGATGGCGGACAACCCGTCCTTGTCTGAAAAGACGCTGGAACGGTACAGAAGCCAATACAGCGGCGTGTTCTATGACCGCTATATTCTGGGAAAATGGGTGCTGGCTGAAGGACTGATTTATCCAATGTTCGGACAGGACAATATCACCGATGAAATTCCAGAAAGCGGCGAGTATTACATATCCTGCGACTATGGCACATTGAATCCGTTCTCTGCCGGACTGTGGTGCGTGACAGATAAAAAGGCCGTGCGAATCCGTGAGTATTACTATTCAGGACGTGAAAAACAGTCAAGCAAAACGGACGAAGAGTATTATGCGGAGTTGGAGAAGCTAGCAGGAGAATTGCCCGTTGAAAGAGTCATTGTTGACCCGTCGGCGGCATCGTTCATCGAGACCATTCGGCGGCATGGTCGGTTTTCCGTGAGAAAAGCGAAGAATGACGTGCTTGACGGAATCGTCACCACGTCCAGATACATCAAATCAGGCCAGATTCAGGTTTGCTCCTGTTGCAAGGACGCCATCAGGGAGTTTGGTCTTTATCGATGGGACGATAAAGCGACGGAAGATAAGCCAGTCAAGGAATCAGACCACGCAATGGATGATATCCGCTATTTTTGCCAAACAGTTCTCCGCTATCGGTTTGCGGATGATGGATATAAGCCGAAATTACCCTTGTAAGGTTGGTGAAAATGAAAACCTATCAAGATTATTTGAAAGCCGTGGAAAACAACGGCATTACGCAGTTTGTCGGTAAAGTCATTGAGGAGCATAAGCAGAGCAAAGCGTATAAAACAGCCCTGATTGCCGATGAATACGACGCAGAGCGGAACACGACCATTAACGATTTCGTGAAAGTCCTCTTTGCCGCCGACGGCACGAAGCTGAAAGATGAAACGGCTTCCAATCTGAAGCTGACCAGCAACTTTTTCAACATTCTGAACACGCAGCGTTGTTCGTACAGCTTGGGAAACGGCGTATCGTTCCAGAAGCAGGGCATCAAGGAAAAGCTGGGCAAAAAAGCGGACGATGATATTTACGAATCCGCCTATTACGCCCTGATTCACGGCGTTTCCTTCCTGTATTGGGCGTATGACCACATTCACACATTCAAGCTGACGGAGTTTGCACCTTTGATCGACGAAACTACCAGCGGTCTTGGCGCTGGCGTTCGGTTCTGGCAGCTTGATACGTACAAGCCTCTGAACGCTTTCCTATATACGCCGAATGGCTACATCGAATACACAAGCGAAACCGGGACGATTTTGGAATTGAAGCCGAAAACAAATGATTTTGTTCCGTATCGGACAACGGTGCAAACGACTCCGGCTGTTGGCGGTGATGTTGTTACGGCTCACAATTACGGAGGATTGCCCATCATTCCGATGTATGGAAGCCGGCTGCATCAAAGCACGCTGATTGGCATGCGTTCCAAAATCGACGCCTTTGACAGCGTACAGAGCGGATTTGCCAACGACATGACGGACTGTGCACAGATTTACTGGATTGTCAGCGGCGCAGGCGGAATGACGGAAAAAGACCTCTCCAAATTCCGAGAAAGACTGCTGTATCGCCACATTGCAAGCGCTCCAAACGCTGACGAGGCGAAGGTGGAGCCTTACACGCAGGAAATCCCGTTCACGGCAAGAGAAGCGTTGCTGACCCGTCTGAAAAGCCAAATCTATTATGATTTCGGCGTCGTAGATACGTCCAACATCTCCGCAGCATCCAAGACCGCGACGGAGATCAATGCGGCCTATCAGTCGATGGACGATAAAGCGGCGGACTTTGAGAAGAACGTATCTGCCGCCATCCGTGATTTGCTTGTTTTGCAAGGTGTGAGCGAAGAGGACGCCGACCCGCAGTTCATCCGAAAGAAAATCGCCAATGAGCTTGAGCAAGTCCAGATGGTCATGATGGAAGCACAGTATTTGGACGATGAAACTGTGTTGAACAAGCTACCCAACATCATGCCGGAGGAAGTAAAGAAGATCCTGAAAAAGAAAGCGGAAGATGATTTGAGCCGGTTCAACAATAATGAGCCTGATGAACCGCCCGGTGATGAAGAATGAAACCTGATGAAGGCCACAATCTGACAGAAAAAGAGCTTGCGAAGCTGGAACGCCGCATTGCTTCCGTTTATGGTGAAGCCGCCAAAGAACTGCAAGAAACGGTTGATAACTATTTCCGGCAGTTTGAAAAGCGGGACGCCGAAATGAAAGAACTGATCGGCACCGTTGTAAACGGCAAGGAATGGACGGAGCGTGACTACAAACAATGGCGGCTCAATCAGATAGGCCGTGGAGAGCGTTTTAAGGCGCTTCAAAAGCGGGTGGCTGAACGGTACACAAAAGCCAATCAAACGGCTGTAAGCTACGTTAATGACGCAACGCCGGGTATTTATAGCCTGAACCGCAACTATGCCGCATACACCATTGAGAGAGTTGCCGGAGACGTTGGATTTGACCTGTGGGACGAGCAGACGGTAAAGCGTCTTATCAAGGAGAATCCTGATTTGATGCCATATTACCCGGCAAAACGGGCATTGAATCGTGGCATTGATTTGGCTTATGGCAAACGGCAGATTTCCGCTTGCGTGACTTCCTCCATCCTGCAAGGCAAGAGCATAAAGGGCATGGCTGACGATTTGCAGACACGGATTCCGACAATGAACCGCGATTCTGCAATCAGAACGGCGAGAACAGCGGTAACAAACGCACAAAACGCAGGAAGAATGGATTCTTACGTTGCCGCCACAAAGATGGGAATCGAGATGGAACGGGAATGGGTCTCTGCCTTGGATGCGAGAACCAGACCTGAACACGCAGAAGCGGACGGGCAAGTTGTTGGAGTGGATAAACCGTTTATCGTTGGCGGCGAAAAGCTGATGTTTCCCGGAGACAGAAGCGGAAGCGGATGGAATATTTACAACTGCCGATGCACGCAGATTGCAAAGGTAAAAGGCGTGGATACGTCCGATGCAAAACGACGCGCAAGAGACCCTGAAACAGGCGAATCAGTGCTCATTGAAAATATGAGCTATGCGGAGTGGGCCGGGTGGAAGAAGAAACAACCTAAAAAAGCAGTAAAGCCGTCTTTTACACCTGCTTCCACTATTGAAGAAGCGCAAAAATACGCAGAAAAATACGTTGACGATTACAAGAGCAAATATACAGGGAAAATCGACTATAAGGGAATCGACTTGCAATATGCTAATGAGATGAACAGGGCATTGACCGAAGTCCTTGACCAGTATGATGTTGATTATAAAATCAGAAATCTTGTTCCGTTCAATAGGAGAGAAAAACGCTTCAAAGATACAACCGCAGAAGCCGCATATCAGTGGGGGACGTGCGACTTGTTTTTCAACAAAGACTATTTGAAAAGTCAAAAAGCAATGGCGGCTCATGTAAAAGAATATCGTGATTTGCTGGAAACAGTAATGCCTAATATTGACATAGCCATTGAACAGGCGAAGAAAAAAACGGGTTTCGGAGCAGAATTACAGTTGCGATATGTACAGGCACTTAAGGCGACTGGGAGAACAAACGTGAATGAGCCGGATGCTTATGGTTCTATGGTTCATGAGTTAGGGCATTATCTCGATGACCGTGTTTTTAAAAAGGCAGAGAAAGAAATTGGATTTGATTTATCGTCCAGTTTCGAAAAGTATTCCGGCAAAATTTCTGCTTACGCAACCAGCAACAAACAGGAGTATGTAGCAGAGAGTTTTGCGGCGTACTGGAACGGAGAAGAAGATATTATCGACCCAGAACTTGTGAAAATCTTTGAGAGGAGCAAGAAAAAATGAAAGACGGAGAATACATAATTGACGATTTTCTTGAACCTCTTAGAGAACTGGTAAAGGAAATCAAGAAATGAACGTCCAATTTACCGACAACTCAAAAGAAGTCCTTGAAGCCATGCAGCAAGCTGCGGTTCGTGCGCTGGAAAAGTGCGGTCTGACAGCGGAGGGATATGCTAAAAGGCTGTGTCCTGTTGATACCGGCAATCTGCGGAACAGCATCACGCACACCGTGGATGAAGAAGAACCGGCGGCATACATCGGAAGTAACGTAGAATATGCGAGCTACGTTTGCTTAGGAACCGGGAAATATGCTGAAGGAGGACGTCCCACACCATGGGTTTACCAAGACGCTAAAGGTAAATTCCATTGGACTGCTGGAAATAAGGCAAAACCATTCCTTAAACCAGCAGTTGCAGACCACAAAGAACAATACCGAGAAATCATAAAAAGCGAATTGGAAAACGCATAATTACCTTTACTTTTCACCTCGAATATGGTACAATATAAACGAGGTGGGAACTATGAAAAACAACAAAAACATCAAAGATTTAACTGGACAAAGGTTTGGTAGGCTTACGGTTATTGGTATCCATCCGACCGAAACAAGAAAAACGTATTGGGCCTGCCAATGCGATTGCGGAAACATGAAAATTGTACGCTCTGACAGCTTGCAATGCGGTGCAATTCGTTCTTGTGGATGCTTAAAAAAAGAACAGGACAAGAAAAACCTTGTTTTGGGAGACGGGAGAAGGAAATTTTCCGAAATAGGGTTCAAGGTCGGAGGAACAAGGCTATACAATATATGGCAGAACATGAAAGGGCGATGCTACAACGAACATGATACACGATATGATAGATACGGCGGTCGCGGAATAAAGGTTTGCGAAGAATGGCGCGATAACTTCGTAGCGTTCTATGACTGGGCTATGTCACATGGGTATCAGAATGATTTAACTATTGACCGAATTGATAACAACGGAGATTATTGCCCTGATAATTGCAGATGGACTACAAATAAAGAACAATGCAACAACAGGAGCACGAACATTAAAATAAAAATCGGTAACGCAACAAAGACACTGACAGAGTGGTGTGAAATATTCCAAGTTGACTATAAGACAGTGAGATCAAGGCTTCAAAGAAACAAGGACGCGACGATTGAAGAACTGTTTAACCTATAGATTGGGGCGATTTATGATTGGATGAAAAAATTATCAAGGCCATTATGGATGCCATTTCTAAAGGCTTTCGTGTAGAGCTTTTGAAAGACAAGGACGGAAACATCATCATCCAGACGATTCAACGAAAACGGCTGAAAACTTAAAATGAACCCACGGCGTAAATGTTCGCCTGGAAGAGCTGAATGGAGCTAACTGTTTCCAAAACGGAAATAGTTGGCTCCTTCTTTTTTGGTAAACACCGCGAAGCACAGCGGTTTTTATACAACGTTCGCCCCCGAAGCACTGGGGCCAAAGAAAAGGAGAACGAATTATGGCACTCACTCGAAAACTTTTGAAGGGCATGGGCCTTACTGATGAACAGGTGGACACCATCATCGAGGCCCATACCGAAACAGTGGACGGCCTGAAGGAACAGGTCAAGACCTACAAGGCAGACGCGGAAAAGCTGCCGAACGTCCAGAAGGAGTTGGACGACCTGAAAGCTGCCGGAGATGGTGGCTATAAGGAAAAGTACGAAAAAGAGCACAAGGCATTTGAGGATTACAAGGCGGATGTGGACGCGAAGGAGACCCGCGCGGCAAAGGAAAAGGCCGTTACGGAGTATCTGAAAAGCAAGAACGTGCAGGAAGGAAACCTGAAGCTGGCTATGCGAAGCCTGAACGCTGAAATCGAGGCGGCGGAGTTGGAAGGCGGAAAGCTGAAGGATACAAAAGCCTTTGACGCGTTGATCGAGGGCGATTTGAAGGGCCTTGTCACCACCACGACTGAAAAGGGCGCTCCGGATCCTGCCAATCCTCCAAAGAACACCAGCGGCACCATGACGAAAGACCAAATCATGGCAATCAAAGACCGGGATGAACGCCGGGCCGCGATTGCCGCCAACATGAATCTATTTGAAAAAGGAGAGTAACAAATGGCTGATACCAATCTGATCAAGAAGTCTGACCTCGCCCGTGTGCGCGAGATCGAATTTACAGAAATGTTCGGCTACTCCATCAAGAAGCTGATGGAGGCTCTGGGCGTGACCCGGAAGATCGCCAAGCAGGCGGGCACTACCCTGAAAACCTATAAGGCCAGCGGCACTCTGGAGAGCGGTACTGTGGCAGAGGGCGATACCATTCCCCTGTCCAAGTACAAGACCGAGGCTGTCACCTACAAAGAGATCGCCTTGAAGAAGTGGCGCAAGGCCACCAGCGCGGAGGCCATCATCGAGCGTGGCTATGACCAGGCTGTGAGCGACACCACCGACGCCATGCTCAAGGACGTGCAGAAGGGCATCCGCAAGGACTTCTTCACCTTCCTGGCTACCGGCACTGGCAGAGCTACCGGCGCTACCTTCCAGGCGGCTCTGGCCCAGGCGTGGGGCCAGCTTCAGGTGTTGTTTGAGGATGACGAAATCGGCGCTGTCTATTTCATGAACCCTCTGGATGTGGCTGATTATCTGGCTACCGCCAACATCACCACGCAGACCGCTTTCGGCATGACCTATGTGGAGGACTTCCTTGGTCTGGGCACTGTGATTTTCAACAGTTCCGTTCCAAAAGGCAAGATTTACGCCACCGCAAAGGACAACCTTGTCCTGTACTATATTCCCGTCAACGGCGCCGACCTGAACGAGGCGTTCACCTTCACCACCGACGCCACCGGCTACATCGGCATCCATGAGACCCCCGACTACACCAACATGACCGCCTCTGACACCGTTGTCAACGGCATGGAGCTGTTTGCAGAGCGGCTGGATGGTATCGTGGTCGCTACCATCAGCGCGGGGGGTTAACAGAACTGCTGAGTGAGCCTGCGCCAGAAAATTCCGTTGACCTTGACAGCATGACAAAGGCACAGCTTTTGGCATACGCGGAGGAAAACGGGATCTCTGGTGTCAGCAGTTCCATGCTAAAGGCTGACATTCTGGCGGCGATTAAGGAGGCGGCGTAATGCTTGAACAAGTCTTGATGCACCTGAACAACTGGTTTTTGGTGCCGGGTGGTATCCATGAGGGTACATACACCATCGAGGACGGCGGCATTACGCTGCCTTTCCTCGCAAACGGGCAGTATTTTCGCATTTGCGGAAGCGTGTTCAATGATGGCCTGCACCAGTATCCGGCAGAAGACTTAAAAACAGAAACGTTTGACGGCACTGTGTGGGCTATGGCTGTACCGCAAGCTGTCATTGAGTTGTCGGCGGAAATTGAAGCGTGGCAGAAAAAGAACGGAGACGCATCCGTCAGCCCGTATCAGTCAGAGAGTTTCGGCGGATATTCGTATTCCAAAGCAACGGACAGCGCATCCGGCGGTGCGGTTACATGGCAGTCTGCTTTCCGCAGTCGTTTGAACGCATGGAGGAAGCTATGAGCCTACTGAATGATTTCGCACGTCCATGCGTGCTGATGGAAAAGACCCGCGTTCCTGACGGTGAGGGCGGCTATACCCTTGACTGGACGGAGGGCGCAGCGTTCCAGAACTACCAGGCTTTGGATACCTCTATGGAGGCCCGCAGGGCGGAAAAAGAGGGCGTTACAAGCGTGTATTCTGCTTTGGTGAACAAGGCGCTGCCCATCGAATACGGCGACTATTTCAAAGACACGGAAACCGGGCTGACATATCGGGTGACCTCCAATCCGTTCGAGAAGGAATCGCCTAAATCCGCCACATTTGCGCTGAAATACTTTACCGCCGAGAGAAGGGAGCTTCCGAAATGACAAAAGGAGCGGCTCTGCAAGCCTTTTTCTCGCATTTTATGGATGCTTATGCCGCATCCGCTGTGCCGGAGGACGTGACTTTTCCATATCTGACCTATGAGCTTATCACAGACGCATGGGACGGAGGAGAGGTTGGTTTGACGGTTAACCTGTGGTTTTACACAACCAGCGAAGCGGTTCCAAACGCAAAAGCGCAGGAATTGTCCGATGCCATTGAATATGGAGGAGTTACGCTCCCATGCGATGGCGGTTTTATCTGGATAAAACGAGGCTCCCCGTGGTGCCAGAACCTTCAGGACGATACTGACCCGAATATCAAACGGCGGTACATCAATGTGACTGCCGAATACATGACTTTGAACTGAAAGGAGATTGCAGAATGAAATTTACGCAGATTCCCACCACTGCAATGGAAGAGATGCAGTTGAACGCTGGCGTTCTGCTTTCCAGCTTTACCCCTTCCACCGCAGAAGTGTCCGGCATCATCGGCGCCACCACAGGCGGTATTAAATTCTCCGCTACGCCTACATACAGCGATTTCGGAGAAGATATCGACAACTGTCCTAAGAACATGATGGAGTTCAAGCGGCAGGACAGCGTGGAGGTGAAGATTTCCGGCACGTTTGTGACGGTGACTACCGCAACCGCCAAGAAACTGATGGCGGCGGCTGATATCGACACTTCCGACCAGACGAAAATCACGCCCCGAAATGACCTGAAAACCGAGGATTTCGCAGACCTGTGGTGGGTTGGAGACTACTCCGACAAGAACGGAGCGACCAACGGCGGATTTGTTGCCATCCATGTCATGAACGCCCTGAACACTGGAGGCTTCCAGCTCCAGAGCGGTGACAAGAGCAAGGGACAGTTCCCGTTTGAGTTTACCGGCCACTACTCCATCGATGCGCAGGACGTTGTGCCCTATGAGGTCTATATCAAGGCCGGAACTGCGGAGGGCTAAATGAGACTTTCCGACATTAAAGGCGATAGAACGCTGGAAGTCATTGCGGAAATCATTGACCCCATTGCCAATATCGCAGAGGACGAAGAAGCGTCCGCCATGTTTAAGCGGGAGAAACTTCCTGATGGCATGACGGCGAAAAAGTTCCTGATGAATCGTGTCAGAAAGTCTCTTCCTGTCCTGCTGAAAGGCCACAAGGCGGATATTATTGCGATTTTGTCCGCCATTGAAGGGATAAGTGCAGAGGAATACGCCGGTGCGCTGAACCTTGTGAAGCTGGTAAAGGACTGCACAGACCTGCTGACAGACGAAGCGTTTATGGAGCTTTTTATCTCAGCGCAGAGCGAGAACAACTCTGGCTCTGCGCAGGAGAGTACCGAGGGCCAAGAACATTAAAAGCGTTTACGCGGTATGCGGTGTCTAAGGTCGACCAACAGGCCAAGGATACCGCATACCGGGTATATGTCACGGACTGCCTGAAACTGATTGCGGAGAATACGGCAAATATCTCGCGCGGGCAGTATATGAAATCGAGATACTACGACATCATCCACTCGGCAAAGGTTGACACCAGAACGGGTGATGAAATTGTGGAGGACATTATTAAACGGGCCGGATTGGTGGTGAAAGCAGAATGAATGTATTTGACCTATACGCAAAAATCGCGCTGGATACCGGTGACTATGAAAAGGGTCTGGAAGATGCAAGCGGAAAAACATCGTCTTTTGCGGATAAACTAAAGACCGGCCTTGCCACAGCCGCAAAGATCGGTGCTGCTGCTATCGGATCGGCATCCACGGCTATTGTTGCTCTTGGTAAAATCGGACTTGATTACAACAGCCAGATGGAGCAGTACACAACCAACTTCACCACCATGCTGGGTAGTCAGGAAGCGGCTGTTCAAAAGGTGGAGGAGCTGAAAAAGTTTGCGGCATCTACGCCTCTGAGCATGGATGACCTTGCAAAAGGTACGCAGACCCTTCTTGCCTTTGGCGTTGAATCGGAAAACAGCACCGGAATCCTGCGGCAACTGGGCGATATTGCATTGGGTGACGCCGATAAGATGCAGAGACTTTCCACGGCTTTCGGTAAAGCCACGGCGGCTGGTAAGGTAACTGGCGACACCGTGCAGCAGATGATTGATGCCGGATGGAATCCGCTTATCCAAATTAGCCAATCAGCAGGCGAGACGATGGAGGAGACGCAGAAGCGCATGAGCGCTGGCAAAATCTCCGTTGAAGAACTGCAGGCGGCGATGGAGGCCGTAACAAGCGGAACAGGCCAGTTTGCCGGAGGCATGGAAGCGGCAAGTCATACCACGCAGGGCCTTATTTCCACATTGCAGGACAACGCTAAGGCCCTTGTCGGAGAGGTTTTCATGCCGATTTCCGATGGCCTGTTAGGAGAAGTGCTTCCGACTGCCATTGACGCTATCAGCCAGTTGACTACGGCCTACAAAGAGGAAGGCCTCAGCGGAATGATTTCTGCGGCTGGTGAAATCATCGGCACTGTCATCACAGAGGTAGTCGATAGAGTACCTGAGTTTTTGTCTATCGCCGGGGAAATCGTGACCAGCATCGGCTCCGGCATTATGTCTCAGTCCGATTTGCTCATTCAGAACGCTTTCGACCTCGTTCTGGTGATTGCCGACGGCCTCATTGAGGGCGCAGACGGTATGCTGGATGCGGCTGTTGAGTTGGTAGAAAAGCTGGCTTCGTGGATTGAGGAGTACAGCGACGTGCTGGGCGAAAAGGCCGTCACGCTCATTCTGACGCTTGTAAAATCCATCGTCACCAATCTTCCTAAGCTGGCTGTGGCGGCGTTGCGCATCATGGCATCCCTCGGAACGGCACTAATCGACAATCTGCCTGAACTGATTAAACAGATACCGACCATCATTGCAGAGATTGTGAACGGCTTTGCTGACGCTATGCCGGACATCATCGACGTTGGTAAAGACATCGTTCACGGTCTATGGGAGGGCATTTCCAGCCTTGGCTCTTGGCTCGGTGATAAAGTTAGCGGATTCTTCGGCGATATGGTGGATGGCGTGAAGGACTTCCTTGGAATCCGAAGCCCGTCCCGCGTTTTCGCATCTATCGGTGAATTCATGATGGAGGGCCTTGCTATCGGCATGGAAAACAGCAAGGGCGAAGTCATGGAGACGGCGGCGGATATTGTCAGCGAGGTAAAAGACCGATTCAGCGGCCTTGTGGATGTGCTGACTGCCCGTCAGGACGTTGGAGATTTGGAATACCAGCTATGGGAACGGACTGTTGGGAAGAACGCCACAGACGCGGAGAAGTACGAAAAGCAACTCGAAATGCTGACATCTCAGCAGAAAGATCAGGAATCTGTCGTTGAGGCTGCGGCGGCGGCGTATGAGGCCATTGTTGTCCAATATGGCGACAGCAGCGCAGAAAGTTACAGTTACCAAAAAACGCTCTATCAAGAGATGCTGGCATATCAGGACTTGATTGACCAGATTCAAGAAGTGATTGCGGCAAAAGAGGCCCTTGGCAGATTGAATACAGCGTCTGTCAGCTTTGAGGATTCCGGGGTGGCAGTTGCGTCCGCTGGCGTTGTAAATGGTATCAACAGCTCCAAACAGTCTACAGTCAGTGTGCCTAACGCCATTGATTTGACGATGAAGTCCGAGGACGGTCAAATCTTTGGCCGCTGGATGGTTCCTTTTATCCGCAGTGAGGACAAGTCTAATCCAGAGGTGGTGAGTGACGCTGTATGATTCAGATGATTCTTGACGTGGCAGAACAAGCTGTTGCATTGCCGGAGAGCAAAAACGGCGGGTACACCATCAAAGAGGAAACGCTTTCCGAAAGCATTCAGATGATTTCCGGGCGGACTGTCCGGGAATATCGTGGAAAGGTATGGGTGGCATCATACCAATACGGGTACTTCAACGACGCCGACATGAAACGTGTGGTAGCTGCCTGCGAAAAAGGAATGAAGCAATCCATTTTGTGCTCTGTGCTCACCCACGAAAATTCAGACCTGATTACAACCAACTTTATTGTGACTTCCTTTGAACGGCCTAAGTTCATGTGGAGCCGCATTGTAACGGAAAGCGGAGAGGAGAAGTCTGTTCCTATGTGGGCGGATTTTTCGATCAGCCTCCGGGAGGTGAAGCCCCATGCTTGAGATTACCGACGGATACCGCGCCGCTGTGGTGGGTGATGTGCGGCGGATGCTCATCAAGGCCCAGCTGGAGATCGTTGACCCGGACATTACATACGGCACGTTGAACAGCTCCGGCGAGGCGGCGTTTTCAAAAGGGCAACAGCTGCACGACAAGGAACTGTCTCTGAACAGCCGGTACGCCACCCTGGAACCAGGGCGGTGGGTGCTGGACGGCAGTTTCCGGCTGATTCCGGACGACCCCGCCCAGCTCACCGGCGAGGTTGGCTTCGTAGGGGACGTGCTCAGCGGCGAGGACGGCAGCTTTGCAAGCCCTGTCTATGCGGAGCTGACCTTCTCCAACTGCTCCATCCTCCAGGCGTGCAGCGTGTACTTCTCCGACGACGCCATCGACGGAATTGCCGAGGATTTCTCGGTAGCTGTCTACTCCGGCTCCACGGCGGTGTATACCAAGGAATTCACCGGCAACACGGCTGTCTCCGTCAGTCTGGACGGCTTCACGGTCTACGACCCCACGGCCATCCGGTTGACGGTGACCAAGTGGTCCCTGCCGGGGCGGCGGATGCGCATTGCTGAAATCATCCCCGGCGTGTATGAGGAGTGGACGGACGACATCCTGGCCTCTATCAATATCCAGATGCGGGGCAACTTCGCGTGTCTCGCCATCCCCTACGGCACCTGCACCCTCCGCATGGACAACCTGGACCGGAGGTTCGAGCCCCGGAACAAGAGCGGCATCTTCCAGAGCATCGAAGAGCGGCAGGCCATCCCCGTGGCCATCGGCTGCGAGCTGGAGGACGGCAGCGCGGAGTACAAGCAGGTCGGCGTATTTTATCAGGCCAACGGCGGCTGGAAAACCGGCGACAACGCCATGACCATGCAATGGGACCTAGTGGACATTGTGGGCCTGCTGGCGGACCGGGAATTTAAGGCGCCTGATACCCTGCCAACCACCCTCGCGGGCTGGCTGGCGGCGCTTGTGGGCCAGCTGGGGGCCAATTTCGCGGCCAAGTACCATGTGGACCCGGACTATGCCGACGCGGCGGCCACGGTAAACGACCGGGCGGACGTGGACGGCAAGAAGTGCGGCGACATCCTCCGCTGGGTGTGCATGGCCACCGGCACCTGGCCCCGGGCGGATGCCGAGACCGGCGCTCTGACGGCGGAGCCGCTGTGGAGCCAGGGCAACAAACTGGACCTGGACAACATGGTGAGCTACCCGGTCATGAAGGCCAACGACGATCTGGCCGTCCTGACCTTCCAGCTCTACGACGACGCCAAGACCGTGGTGAACATCTCCGGTAACGCCACCAGCAGTTCCAAGACGCTGACGGTGAGCAACCCATTCCTCCACACGGCGGAGCAGGCCAAGACGGCGGCGCGGCAGATTCTAAGCCAGTACGGCGGAATAAAGCTGGAGACCACCGGACGGGGCGACCCGGCGGGGGAGATCGGCGATGTGGACACCGTGTGGCTGGACGAGAGCAGCGCCACCACCGGGCGGAGGATGGAGCAGAGTTTCACCTTCAGCAACGGAGTCCTGCGGGACTGCCGGAGCGTCCTGCTGCAGGCGGACGGCAGCTTCCTGTTTGAAAACAGGGCGGTCGTGTCCGAATCTGGTACGTTCCACGTGTCTGCGGGCGTCAGCTCTGTGCGGATCATCCTGGTCGGCGGCGGCCAGGGCGGCGCACGGGGCGGAGACGGATTTGTTGGCGGCTCCGGTAATCTGCCCGGTCAGGGCGTGTCCAGCGGCGAGGGAGAACCCGGCCTGGACGGCTCCGGCGGCAAAATTTGGAGCGGCGTGGTCAACGTCAACCCGGACACGGACTACACCGTGGTCATCGGCAAGGGCGGCAAGGCAAGCGTTGTCACAGGCGTCCCCGGCGAAGAGGGAGGGGAGACCACCTTCGGCGTGTATTCCTCCGCAAACGGCAAAGTATACAGCCCCAGCTTTACCGATTTGGCCAGCGGCGACGCCTTTGGCCGTACCGGCGTGGAAGTGCCCGTTTCGGGCACAGGAGACGGCGGCAAGGGCGGCGACGGCGGCAGCGCTGGCAGCGGATACTGGCAGCAGTTGTTTTGGCCGGATGGGCGCTCGAGAGGCTGGAAATTTGTTGTCACCGTCGACCCCGGCCCCGGACAGCCTGGTGTGGACGGCGCTGACGGTGTATGTGTAGTTTACTGGGATAAGGAGTAAGCAATGGACAAAAATTTAAGCTACGCCGTCACCGGGCAGCGCATCGAGCTGACGGAGCCGGTTATGCTGGTTGCAGGAACCATCAATGTGTACACGGTATCATTTTCGTTCGATGGTTCTTGGGACGGCTTCCGGCGCACCGCTGTGTTTTCCAGCAGAGATAACACCACCAGCATTACCCGGGAGCAGCTGTTGGCGGACGACGCCTGCAGGGTGCCGTGGGAGGTGCTGTTGCCCGGAGCCTATCTCAAGGTGGGCGTCTACGGCACCAAGGACGGCAGCCGCCTGCCCACCATCTGGACGGAGCGGCGTCTGTACATCAATCCTGGCGCAGGCCCTACCCAGGAGGCGGAGGACCCGTCGCCTGTTCTTGCAGAGCAGATTTTGCAGTGTATGGGCGACCTTGACGCGCTGAAAACGGAGGACAAATCTTCTCTGGTAGCAGCGATCAATGAGGTATGGTCCTCCGGTGGAGGTAGCGGGGCAGCTCCGAGCATATCCTTTGAGCTGGACCCGCTGACCGGCATTTTATATCAATTGACGGCTGACGGAATGGAGGTAAGCAATGGCTGATACCAAAAAAGTAATCGGAAAAGTGTCCCTGACGCCTAAAGGCTCCTACGATCCTGCGGCGACTTATGAGCGATTGGATGTGATCCGCTATGATTGCCGGGGATATATTGTCCTGGCGGACAGAATCCATGGCGTGACGCCGGAGGACGGCGAGAATTACATGTTGCTGGCGGATAAAGGCGATAAGGGCGATACAGGAGACGCCGGTCCGCAGGGAGAACAGGGACCCAAAGGAGACCCCGGCGATCCCTATACCCTGCCCATCGCAGGCCCCAGCCAGCTCGGCGGCGTACAGCCGGCGGCTAAGACCGCTGCCATGACCCAGGCCGTCGGCGTGGATGATGCGGGTGCACTGTGGACGGCTCCGGGAGGCGGAAGCGCTGGCAGCTCTGACAGCGATTGGAAACTCATCCGGAAAATTACCGTGCCCGATGATCCCAGCTCGGACACAAGCGGCGTTGCATGGACAGTGAGTAACGATGCCGTGAAAACAATTGATTTCGATACTGATGAGAACGGAGATACGTTTTCCGTCAAAGAGCTATTTATCGCCACGACTGCGACGAATATCGAAAGCCAGACTGCGGCGACGGAAATCTTGGTAACGCTTAATGGTAAAAATTTGATCATCCATAACACAAATTCCGGTTTGGCTCTCACCTGTGGAAAAACAGGCGAGGGCGGAAGAGCATGGATGTATATCAGATCCCTGAATCCGCCGATCATCCTCACAGCTACATGGATAACAAGTAATACTGTGGTTGCGAAAACTGTTCAATGCGTGAATGAGCCGGTGGGATTTGAAGGAAATAGATTCGATTTTGGCGAAAAAATCACAAAAATCTCACTGGGTGGGTACCGAAGCACCAGTTATATTTCTGCTGGAAGTGTTTTCGAGGTCTATGGGAGGTAACTATGGCTTACAAATGCTATTTGAACGGAAAGCAGTATGATGTGCCCACCGAATCAATCTCTGCAATGGAGGATGCCGCCAAACGCGCTGACGCCGCAGAGCGGCACCGCCCGCTGACCGAGTCCGAGGTATCCCGCCTCATCATCCGTCAGCAGGTTAACACCTTGGACGTGGATGACCAGACGGCTGTGAGAATGACAGCGTTTTACCCGGCATGGGAAAGCGGACAAGCCTACACAGCAGGCTATAAGGTGCAGCGCAACGGCAAGCTGTGGCGCTGCATCCAGGCGCACACCAGCCAGGATAGCTGGGCACCGTCCACCGACACCGCAAGCCTGTGGGAGCGCATCGATGAGGAGCATACAGGCGACCAGTATGACCCCATCCCCTACGAGGGCAATATGGCGCTGGTGAGCGGGCTGTATTACAGTCAGGACGGCGAGGTGTATCTCTGCAACCGGGATACCGGCAGCGCCGTCTACAACGCCTTGAGCGAGCTGGTGGGGTTGTATGTGGAGGCCATCTGATTATGAGCATCATCGATACACTGGTGACCGATCGCACCCGGGCGGATGTAGACGCTTGGAATGCGAAAGGCACCTACACTGCCTCTGATCTGAACCGGGTGGGAGCCGCCATGAATTACGTGGCAGATCGCCTGCGGGAGCAGGGCTATGATCCGCATATCAGCCCGAGGACGGACTGGGCCGACAGCGATTGGGTTACCCCGGCAGACCAAGCTGTATACCTGGGGGACCTGGCAGAGCTGCGCAGGCAATTGACTTTGCTTGAGTCCACGCCGCAGGTGCCGCCTCGCATCCTGGCGACTGGAATCCGGAGCAAAGACGGCCTGACGCCGGAGTGGGCCAACGATATCGAGCAGATCCTTGTGGATATCGATATGCTGATTACCTCTCTGCGCAAGTCGATGCTATACAGCGCCCAACCGCTTCTGCGCTGCGGATTCGCGGTGTACATGGCTGTGGCACCGCAGGAACAGGCGGAAATCACTTATGAGATCATGGATGGCAATCTGTACATGATCATACCGGCGGACCAGGACGTCAGCACGATTCCCACGATGGAAATCGATCTGGCAACGGGAGAATTGTCAGCGGCTTATCCGGAGGGATATGCCGGCCACACATTTGCCGTGGATGATGGATATTTAATTGCAAATAAGGAGGATTGATATGAGAGACAGGCAACCAACACCCGGCATGGAGGGACGGGTACTGATCACGCCGGAAGATGGTAGCATAGCGCCGTTCTACGCGCGTATCGCCATGGCAGATGATGCCCTGGAAGAAGGCTCTCCGTTGATTAAGGCCACGCTGTTGTCCGATGAGGCGGAAGTCTCCCTGTTCGACACCGCCAACGACAGATCGGTAAGCGACGCTTTCTACGGCATCGGGGCCAAAATCAGGCTCATCATGAAAAACAATGCGTCCATCACCGTGACGGTGAAGGACCAGGCGGGGAATGCCGTGAAGAACGTGCTGGTTGATGGCATCTATACAGATACCGGCGGCGCGGTGTATACGGACAGCGATGGCGTGGCGTCCGGGCTCATCGCGGAAGGGACCTCCACAATTTCCATCAAGAACTATGCCGATCTGGAGGACGTGTCCAAGACGCTGACCGTGGTAAAGGGCTCCACCATCACGGAAACGCTGACGCCGACCCGGCGGAACTTCCTCAAGCTGATTGAGTCCCAAAATGTAAAATTCTCCGGCAATGCCACAACGGCCGATGTTACTTCCGTCGGCGGCGGCGGTGCGTCTGGAAGAGCCTACTCCGTCACCAGGGCATTCGGCGGAGCAACCGGTGGATCTGGAGCAGGCGGACACTGCACCGTATCTGCCGGTATCGCGGTAGAGGCTAACACGCTCTATCCGGCAATCGTGGGAGCCGGCGCGGATGTAGGCAGTGATCGCGGCGGCACTACATCATTTCTCGGAGTCGTTGCAGAGGGCGGATACAGCGGTACGGATGCAACCAGCAAAACGTCTCCCGGCACCGGACGTGCCGGCAATGGAAACGGCGTCGATGGTATAGTAGGCAGTACAACTCGAGATGGTGTTATACTCGGGAATAGTGGCATAGCCGGAACGGTTGACGGGTACGACAGCTTCACAACTACCACCAAGTACGGCGGCTCTGGCGCCTCCGGCGGCTGGAACAGCACGAGTCCGTCCATCGGAGGCAGTTATGGCGGCAACAGCGGACACAAGGCATCTGGCCATGTCGACGGCGTACAGGGTACTGATGGATACGGCGGCGGAGCTGGCTCCGGTGTTGGGTATAACTACGAGGAAGAGGATGGCGAAACGTGGTCGGATTATGGTGCCGCCGCTCGTGGCGGCCATGGCTGCGTCGCCATGCGCATCCATTTCGACTTCGGCGATCTCGCCGCATGAGGAGGGGCTATGAGCTATTGCATTGTGAGCGGTGACAATATTATCACCAACATCATTGTCTGCGGCGGTGAGATGGCAGAGAGCATCGGCGCTGTACCATCTTACGATGGGGCCAGCATTGGCGCCGCATATGATCCTCCGGCCCCTGCGACAGATCCGGAGCCCGATCCGGAGCCGGCGGAAGAGCCCACCGTCTGGGACGAGCTGGATGCGGCATACAGAGAGGGGGTAGCGAGTGCCTATGACGGCTAAACAGAGAGTCCTGGAGCGTGAGCGGGCCCGGGGCCGTGCAGATGCCTTGGACCTGGCCGCCCGGGCCTCCAGCCTGGATGGCACCGCTATCATCGCCGAGGAGGATCATATCCCGGCATGGCGGGAGGACGCCACCTACACGGCGGGCATGATCGGCTGGCCCGTCCTGGATGGGGACCAGGTGTACACCATCCTCATGGCCAACACACCGGCCAACAACCCCGGTATGCGCCCTGCGGACCTGCCCGCCATCTACAGCCGTCAAAACACCAGTGATCCAAAGTTGGCCAAGCCCTGGATGGCCCCGGCGGGCACCAGCGGCGTGTATCTCCTGGGCAACTGCGCCGTGGATGATGGCCACGTCTGGCGCTCTACCTTCGATGGCTCCAACGTCTGGCAGCCAACCTCCTACCCTGCTGGCTGGGAGGACCTGGGGCCGGTTGAGGAGGTGCAGGGATGAACGAGATTATCGTAGCACTTATTACCGGAGGGATCACACTGGTAGGCGTGCTGATCAGCAACCAGAAATCTCAAGCCGTTACCGATACGAAGCTGGAGGAACTTACCCGCGAAGTGAGGGAACATAACGGGTTCGCCCAAAAGATCCCGGTCATGCAGGAGCAGATCAAGGTTATCAACCACCGCATTGATGACCTGGAAGAAATCAACAAAAACAGCTGAAAAATAAAGCGTGCCCAATTCGGGCACACATTTTGAAAGGAGCAAAATTATGAGCAATTTATCTAAAATCATGGAGCAGTACAATGCAGGAAAGAAATCCCTGGAGGAGGCCAACGCCGCCCTGACCGAGTACGGCATCTGCCTGAAGCCTCTGACCGACGAGGAGCGGGCAGCAAAGAAGAAGCAGGAGGACGAGCAGGGCTATATACCTGCCACCGAGGAGTCCAAGCCCCTGCCCAAGACGCCGGACATGCGCCGCCGCCCCGATCTGGCCGGACAGTTGGTGATCCAGCATGTGCAGTCCGGCTATTTTGCCGTGCCCTATGATGAGGACGGCTATGCCGGCAAGGCGCGCCGTGTGACATTCGCGGACTAAGGAGGATCACAATGGAGAACTATTGGAAAAACTGGACCAAAGCCGCAGCTGTCCGCGCCGTTAAAACTGTGGCGCAGACCGCCGTGGCTACGATCGGCAGCTCTGCCGTCCTGTCCTCCGTGGACTGGCGAGTTGTGGCGTCTGCCTCTATCCTGGCCGGTATTTTGAGCCTTCTGACAAGCGTGGCCGGCCTGCCAGAGGTAGATGCTGCAGACTCGGACACGGATGTCAGGACGGATTTATGACTGCTTGTTTTTACGCTGTTTTTCCCTGTATGCTCTTTCCTTGTCTCGGATTGCTTCTGGATTAGCAGCCCTTTCCGCATTTCGGGCCGCGTTTCTCGCGGGGTAATAGGTCTCTTTGTGGGCTTGATTCCAGGCTCTGGAGGCGGGCCTGTCCACCGATCGGACGGCCTCGTAAGCACAATCCGGGCAATACTTCTGCCGCGCCGAGTTGACCGTGTAGGGATTGCCGCAAACCTTGCAGTAATCAATGCTGCCTAATGGCCTGGACGGACCGCTTGCCAGGTACCTCTGCTTTGACTGTTTCGCACGAGCTGTGCGGCACACAGGACAGTACCATGCGCGCGGTCCGCCCATAAATATCGCTCCGCACTGGCGGCAGGTGCGGTCTTTGACGACCACCGCCATCAAATCAACCTCCTCGGGTCCACATCCAGTGCATCCGCTATGGCCAATAAGTTCCGCGCGGACATGTTTCCAGCATCAGACTCGCCTAAAATTACCCGCTGGATCTGGCGGACGTTGACACCGGACTTCTCGGACAGCGCCGCCAGATCCAGCCCGGCGGCGCGGATGTACCACTCCATTTTGGTGATGGGCTTATTATGGCAGTCCAGGCCATAGTTGACCAGACTGCACTCTGCGCAGTTGCCGTCCTTGCGCTGGCAATCTCCGTATTTACGTCTCATGCTGGCTCCTTTCTCAGGCGAGGATCTCAATTACAGTTGCGTCAGAAATGACGATCTCGCCTTTGTCTTCGCCATATTCGCCGCAGTTACCGGCGACAATCGCAACGTAATCGCCGAAATACTGCTTTGCGAGATCAGCATATGCGCCAAGCAGTACGCTAACACCATTCAGCTCTACGCCGGTATCGTTCCCGTCATCCCAGATGTGGGAGAGGTGGGTCATTTCACCGAGCTCAAATGGGACCTCCTGGACGCGGATGCCGATATACTCATACTCACGATAAGGATCAGCAGCCATTGCTTTAACCTTTTCAATCATCTCTTCGGTAACCTTCATGATTTCTTCCTCCTGGGGTGTTACCCTCTTGATGATTTAAGTATACGCTAAAATTAGCGTTTTGTCAATAGCAAAATGATAAATTTATCATATAATTTTGGAGGTGATATCATAGCAACTGCAAATAATATCTTGTCTATCGCACGGGCAGAGCTTGGCTACAAGGAAGCCCCGGCTGGCAGTAACCGGACCAAATACGGCGCCTGGTTCGGCCTGAACGGCCAGCCCTGGTGCATGATGTTCGTCCAGTGGGTGTTTACACAGGCAGGCACAGAATCGCTCCTGGCGGCTCGTACGGCCTCCTGCGGGGCTTTTATGCGGGCGGCCCAGGCAAAGGACTGCTGGGTAACGGGCGGCTACCAGCCCGGGGACGTGGTGATCTACGACTTCCCCGGCGGCGGGACCACGGACCACTGCGGCATTGTGGAGCAGCCTGCTGGCGGCGGAATCATGGCCATTGAAGGAAACACCGGGGCTGGAAACGATGCAGACGGTGGGCAGGTGCAGCGCCGGATCCGCAGCAACAACGTGATTGTCGGCGCGTTCAGGCCGGCCTACGACATCGAGGAAAAGGAGGAAGATGAAGTGGTGACCTACAAGTATCTGAAGGACGTACCGGAGAAGTTCCGGCCTACCATCGACCAGCTGATGACCGCCGGCATCATCCAGGGCGACGGCAGCGACCCCACCGGCAACGGCGACGTCATCAACCTGACCCATGAGCAGGTCCGGACGCTGATGTTCGTCTACCGCGGCGGTGGCTTTGACCGCCGTCTGGCGGAGAAAGGACTACCGACAGCGGTAAATTAAAGACCCGAACCACCGGCAAACAACGGACTGGCCCACGATGCGAAGGGCCGCACAGAAAGGACAACTATGTGCAGCCGTGTATCTTTGCCGGAATCTCTGGAACCACTTTTGAAATCTGAAATGGAACACTGTATCGAACAGGCGAATCTTGGGCGATACGACACCATGATTGCAAAACGCTACCTCATTGACCAATGGGCGCAAATCGAAATCGCGGCGGAGCTTGGATGGAACAGGACAACGGTTTCAAAACGGATCCCACGCATTTTACGCAAAGTGGAGACCACCGCCAAAAAGCTGACATAAAAACAGCGTATCACAAACACGGACGTACTGTGCTTCAACACAGTGCGTCCGCTTTTTTTGTATACTATTTTCAGAAAGGGGCGGTTTTATGGACTACGGATTTTACAACCCGTTTAACGGCTATTCTATGCAGCCTAACGGCTTCCAATTTCAACCCATGAACAGATACCAGCAAACACCGCAAATGCCGTCACAGGCCACGCAAAGCGGCCCTGAGTGGATTATGGCACCATCTGTCAAGCAGGTGGAGCAAGTGAGCGTTCAGCCAGGGCAAAAGGCGTGGATCATGGTTCAAAACGCGCCTGTATTCGCCCTGCGGACTGCGGACAATATGGGGCTTGTTACCACGGACTATTACAAGTTTGAGAAGTTCACACCGGGCGAAACGGCTGAACCCGCAAACGACTTCGTGACCCGCAAGGAGTTTAACGAGTTTGTGGCAAGCCTGAAAAAGGAGGATGCGGAATGAATCCTCTGATGTCGTCTATTGGGCCAATGAACAATATGCGTCAGATGATGCAGATGGTAAACGGCATCAAGCAGATGATGAACGGGAAAAACCCGGATACAGTCATGAAGTTGTTTGCGCAGAAAAACCAGCAGTTCGCGCAGTTTTTGCGGGACAATCAGGGGAAGTCTCCACAGCAGATCGCGCAGGACTACGGACTTGATTGGAACATGGTACAGGGATTTTTGAAATAAGCACGGTGCGCAACGTGTTTATGATAGTTTTCAACATTTTTATTGGAAAGGAGATACACAATGGACAATTATAGTCTGAGCGATGTGGCCGCCGTTACCAGAAACTCTGGTTACAGTGATGGTTGGGGCGGCTTCGGTGGGAATGGTGCATGGGTGCTCATCATCCTGTTCGCCATGATCTTCGGATGGGGCGGCAATGGCTGGGGCAACCGGGGCAGTATGCCTAACGGCGAACCCGTCACCGAGGCCGGGTTGTGCAATGCCATGAACTTCAACAATCTGGAAAACTCCGTCGGCCGTCTGAATGACAGCCAGCAGGCCGGATTCAACGGTATCCAGCGCGACCTGTGTCAGGGCTTTGCCGCAATCAACGCCGGAATCAATCAGGTGCGTTTTGACAACCAGAAGTGCTGCTGTGAGACAATGCGTGCCATTGACGGCGTGAATTACAACGGTGCAATGAACACCGCTGCCATCAACGCAAACACCACCGCCGGTATCCAGAAGGTTCTGGACAAGCTGTGCGAGAACGAGACCAACGCCCTGCGGGCCAGAGTGCAGCAGCTTGAGCTGCAGTCTGCTATGTGCGGAGTAGTCCGCTATCCTACCATGACCACCTACGCGACCAACTGCAACCCGTTCTTCAGCGGTTGCGGCTGCAACGGGAATATCTGACAAAATGTAGGCTCTGTTTGGCCGGGACGCGGGCGGGGCAATAGCTCCGCCCATTTTTTACGATTTGAAAGGAGAATTGTCATGAGTTGTAAATCTGCTTTGTACACCGCAAACACAGGCACACAGGCCGTTGCTGTTGGCGGAACCATCAACCTCGGTTCCATCGTCCGCCGTTTTGGGAAATGCGTGACGCTGAATGGCACAGGCATCACCATCATGGAGCAAGGCTATTATGATGTTGACGTGTCTGTTACAGCCGCTCCCACAGCCGCCGGAACGGTCATTGTGACGCTGTACAAGGACGGTGTGGCTGTCCCCGGTGCTACGGCATCCGCTACCGCTGCCGCAGCAGGAGACCCAGTTAATTTGTCAATTTCCTCCCTTATCCGCCATTGTTGCGCTTGCTCCGGGACTACGCTGACTTTGGTTCTTACCGGAGCCGCCGCAAGCGTCACCAACGTTGCCGTCATCGTTGAGAGAATCTGATTTGCACGATTGAATAACAATAAAGGCGGTGAAAAAATGACGGTCAGTGAGGTTTTCGGCAAAATTGACGCCCGCATGAAAGAGGGCATGATCTTTCACGATAAAATGGCGGACTACTACGACTTTCTTGGGTTGATTGGATTTAAGCGGCTGCATGAGTACCGATTCTTTTCGGAATCTGCGGCCATGCGCGGTGTGAACCGCTACTACATCAACCATTTCAACCGGCTTGTTGAAGAAACAGCAATGGAGCCGAAAAACGCGATTCCCGGCTCTTGGTACGGCGCGGCTCGCAAAGAAGTCGGAGCAAGTGCCAAGAGGTCTGCTATCAAGTCCGGCATGGAGGAATGGGTTGCATGGGAAAAAGAAACAAAGATTTTGTATGAGCGGTGCTACTGCTGCTTGTGTAAACTGGAAGAGATTGCCGCTGCTTGCAAAATCAAGGAACTGATTTCCGATGTGGACATGGAGCTGAAAGATGCTTGTAGGCTATACTTAAAGCTCCAGAGTATCGACTACGATATGCCAACCATCCTGCTGATGCAGGACGAAATGCATGAGCATTACAGGGAGAAAGAGAAGGGTATCGGTGTTGACATATGCTGAATCTTGAAGAGATTGACAAGACAATTCTCGACTTAGAAAAGCACGACACCACATACAGCACTTGCGAGAGATTGGCATGGCTCTATATTGTCCGTGACCATCTGGCACAGCAGAGGAAACACGACCCGTTGAATGTATCAGGTGATAGCGATTTTCTTCGTGCTGTTAACGGAAAAGACAGCTCTGCCGCGTGGAATATCATGGATGACTTGATGGATACGCTCAAAGCGGCATACCCGAAAGCGTATGATAGTGTCATGCGGAAAATGATGGAATTGTAAAACAGACCCGCCTCATAATGGGGCGGGCCTTGTATTACATAGTTTATATAACCCGTTCGGATTCAATAAACAAGGTAATACTCAAATCCAAAAAATTTATACGTTCAGCGTATAGCTGATGCCTCGGTCTGGATTGATTGTTATTTTACCAATCAAAATACGCCATGCATTTCTTTTTTCTTCTCTGCTAAGATGCTCATAGGATTCATTCCAATCTTCTTCCAAAAGCGATTCGATTTTTTTAATATTATCAGTTTTCGGCATAGCTATACTTTTTTCTAACTTTTCCACTTCTTCCGTCATAGATGCTTGATCGTGTTTATATTCTTCCAGCGTGATAAGGTCGTTCAGGTATAAATCTTTCAGCTTTGACAGTTTCCTCTTAATAGCCGATATTTGGTTTTTAACGGTTGAATTATCAACATTATTGTTGATTTTTTCAATTTCATACTTAGCTTCTTGGAATTTACTGTCCATTGTTTCAATGATATACGCTTCGACTTTTTTTTCAGATATGAAAATACTGTTATTGCAACCCCTTTTTTCGTGGTACTTTGGACAGGTATAATTTACTGTTCCGCTGCGGTTATTTGTTCTTCCAACCATGCGGTTTCCGCAGTCTCCGCAGAAAATCAAGCCTGAAAATAAATAAATGCGGTTTTCCTTTGTTTTCCTCACAACTTTTTGCCTCATGCTCTGAATTTGGTCATACTGTTCCTTTGTGATATATGGCTCACACATTCCTTCAACGCCGTGCCAGAACCCATAATAGGCCGTGCTGCGGAGTATTTTGCTTGCGACCTGATAGTCTATGATATTTCCGAACTTATCATAAATATATTTTTGAGTTTCACTGATGGAGCCGGTTTGCAAAAACTTCCGAAAGAAGCCATCAATCATTTGCTCCGTGTTTTCGTCCTTGACAATCTTTTTGTCGACGATTTTGTACCCGGCTGGCGGATGCCCTGTAATCGGTTCTCGCCGCTCCCTTTTCCCATCGAACACAAACTTGATACGTTCGCTGGTTCTGTCAGCTTCGTCCTGTGCAACAGAAAGCATGATGTTAACTTTCAGCCTGCCGGATGCTGTTTCCGTTTCGTAATCTTCTTTTGTGGCTTTCCAGGTCACATTGTATTTGTCTAATATTTCTTGAACGGCATAATATCCACCGACATTTCTAAACCATCTATCCAGCTTGATAAACAGGATCGTGTCAATTTTACCGTCCTTGCAATCATCCAGTAGCCGGAGCAACGCAGGACGCTTTGTATACGGCTTTCTGGCCGATATGCCAGCGTCGATATACTCACCGGCTATTGTATACCCATTGCTCTTCGCAAACGATTCTAGGGCGGTTTTCTGCTCTTCTAGGGACAATCCGTGTCGGCTCTGCTCTTCCGTGCTGACACGGACATATAGTGCTGCTCTTTTCATGGCTTCCATGTTGCACGTTTCCGTGCAACGCTCCTTGTAGAAATTTTGATTATATTTCTGTGTGATTTCATTATTGCGATTCAAATCAAAATGCGATATATTTATAGAACAAAAGTTCTATGCAAGCTGTATGGGCTTACAAAACAAAATAAACCCACAGGAAACAAGCAAAATGAAAATGACGGCTATTGAAATATTTAGTATTTTTTTGTAAATTCTAAGCTTTTCATTTAGCTGATTGATGTAGATATTTTGCTTTTCAATGATTTGCTGATTTTCTGATTTCAGCTTGGAATTGTCCTCAATAATACCAAAGTATCTGTCAAGTGATACGCCAAGAGCTGCACAAAGCGGGCCTACCGTATAAATAGACGGCGCTTTTGAGCGGGACGAAAAATAATTGTTGACGGTGTTCATTGACAGGCCGGATAGGTCGGAGATTTCCTGATTGGTCATGTGCTTTTCTTCTCGCTGAGCTTTCAATGCGTCCTTGATCTGCAAGACATGGTCGGCGTCCTCGCTCATATAAACTCCTTTCCAATTTGATTGTAAACCCTGTTTTGCTTATTCCATTATAAATTTGTAACATTTTGGTAATGCTGATAGGTTGACCTTCTATCGACATCGGACACCATGACTTGCTAAGATTTAACCATAGCAGGCCGGTGGTTCGGGTCAAGGCTGCTATAAGGCCCCGCAACCTGTCGCATAGGAAGCGGGGCCATTCACTTATAAATCCCAAGAATGCCCACAATTTTGGCAGACGCAGACTTTTTTGTTTTCAACAGTAGTTTTTTCCCCACCCTTTGACTTTTTCCAGACGAGGTTAGACATTCCCAGAGTGCAAACTGCCGTTGCCGCTCTTGCGGTGTTATTCACAATTCCGCCAAAACCATTACCGTGTTTTTTCGTCTTGCTTGAAACTTGCTCAATTTGAACATTCACATTTTCGCTATTACATTTAGGACAAACCATTTTATACCCCCGTTTAATGCCTTTAGGCAAATTATGATTAACAAGGAGGGCGCAATATGACGCCGACAATCAAAGACCAGCTGCAAATCGAAACTGCGCCCGAAGATGATTTCATTGAGTTTCTTCGTTTCTGCGCTGATCGTCTAAATAAAGACGAGCCAGTTCAAGCAATTTGGCTTGCCTGGAAGGAGTTAACTGATCAAAAATAGCATCTATTTCTTTTAACCCGTCCCAATCTGGGGCGGGATTTTCTTTTTGCTCTTTTCCTTCAAGCAGATATGAAACAGGAACATGAAGATAATCTGCAATAATCTCTAAGTTTTTCATTCTTGGCTTTGTTTTACCTGTATTCCATAGAGAATATGACGCAGATGTAATTCCGCAATCTTCATAAAACTTCTTTTTATCAATTCCTTGCTCTGCAAGCAAAGAGTTAATTCTATTTACTATCGGAGAATTGCCCATAAAACAACCTCCTAATTTGTTTAATTTTATACCTAGCAAATACAAAGTTACGCTTGACATTAAGAAAAACCTAGTATATACTAAGTATTGAAAAGGGCGAAAAAACCAAGCCCCCATATTAGCGGACTACTGAAAATATTAGGATTGTTGGCACTTCCTATATTAAATGTTTTCCGCTAAGTTGTCAAGAAAAACTTAGTATTTGGAGGTGAAATTGTGGGATTCAAGCAAGCGAGAATCAATGCTGGGCTTTCCGTCAGGCAGGTAATGAAAGCGCTTAATGTTTCGGATGCCGCTGTTTATCAGTGGGAAACGGGCGTTTTTCTTCCCAGCACGAAGCGGCTACCGGAGATCGCTAAACTGTACGGCGTCACCGTGGACGAACTACTCAAAGACAATGGCGAATAAAAAAAGCCCCGCAAGTGTTGGCTCACTTACGGGACAAGCAAGAACCGAAACCACAAAATCAGTCCTGTTGATTGCATTTTAGCATGAAGCAGGCGGAAATGCAAGCATCCAATACGGCATAGGATGAAACGGAGGTGCTGATATGGAACAGACTGCAATCGATAGATTTTTGATCTACATCAAGCAGCAGCGTTTACGCCAGATCGGCGTCGATGCCGTGTTGACTGTCAAAAGAAAGGAACCTAAAAATGAGCGGATTTGAATTTTCGCTTGTGGTCATCGGGGCCGCAACGCTGACAAGCTGGTTGTTCAAGGTCGTGGACATTGTGGAGGGCCGATGATGGATTATCACGAAGCTACAGTGGCGTTAAGGCCACTCCTGGCGTTACCGTGGCAGTTGATACATCCATCATCCCGCTTGGCTCAGATGTCCTTGTAGACTACGGAGACGGCGTTATCAACTATTATCGCGCGGACGATACCGGGAGCGCCATCAAAGGAAACGAATTAGACCTATGTGTCAGCAGCCATCAGGAAGCTATCAACATGGGGGTGCGGACAGCAACGGTCTACTGGGTGGAGGCTGACTGATGGGCAGATACATATTAGCGCATTGCCCACGCTACGGAATGGATAGCGGAGAGCGAAAGACATTTGATGGGCCGGAAGTCAAGTATCTTGTGATTTGTACGACCTGCGGATTTCACACGGATTGGCATCCTACGCAGTCAGCGGCAAGCAATGAATGGAACAGGAGAGCACATGAGAAGAGTTAGGTTTCCGCATTGCGCAAAGTGCGGAGCGGAGTTGAACCCGAACAAATATGACGATTGCGAAAAATACTACCTGACCGATGACGGAGTGATTTGCAAGGATTGCTTCCTGGACGATTCAAGAGACTGGCTGGAAAGCAATCTAGATGAATTTGCGGAGCTTGTTGGAGTTCCGGTAATCGAAGTAAAGGAGGATGAATAATGGCAATCATTGTTATGGTTTACGGCCAGAGCGGGACCGGAAAGAGCACCAGCTTGCGGAATTTCAAACCGGAAGATGTGTGCATCGTTAATGTGTCCGGGAAACCGCTGCCGTTCAAGAGCAAGCACAAGACATTCAACACGGACGATTATATGGCTATCGACGCAGCCATCAAAAAGGCACCGGCAAAGTCCATCGTGATTGATGACGCAACATACCTGATGACAGGCGAGTACATGAGGACGGCAAAAGTGACCGGATATCAGAAGTTTACGGACATGGCCTTGAACTATTACACGCTGGTCAAAAATGCTGCTGCGCTACCTGCTGACAAAATTGTGTATTTCCTCGGTCACAGCGACACAGACGCCAACGGCAACGAGAAGTTCAAGACCATCGGAAAGATGCTGGACGAAAAGGTCACGCTGGAGGGCATGTTCACCATCGTTCTGAAAACGGTGGTCACGGACGGCAAGTATCAGTTCTCCACCAGGAACAGCGGACAGGACACCGTTAAAACTCCTCTTGGGATGTTCAACGATGTTCTGATCGACAACGACCTTGCAATGGTGGACAAGACCATCAGAGAATACTATGGCATCTAAATTTGAATCTGGTTGCAGCTTGTATGCAAAAGCTACCATTGACATCTATTTCCCTGACGGACATGTGTGCTGTGACCTGTGTCCTTTAATGGAAACGTACAGCCGAAAACAGTGTCGCCGTACAGGCGAATATCTTTTTGATTCCCGGACAATCGGGCTGAATTGCCCATTACATTTTGAAAGTGAGGAAAACAATCAATGAAAGCATTTTCTGGTTTTAACCCTGAGAAGTCCTCTTCTCGAGAGCAGCTCCCCGTTGGCGGTTATATCGCCAAAATCCTGAACGCCGAGGAAGTCACCTATGATTGGGGCAGTGTGCTCCTGATCTCCTTCGATATTGCGGAGGGCAATTACAAGGACTTCTTCAAGAAGGACTACGACGTCCAGCAGAGCGAGGACAAGAAGTGGCGCGGCACCTATCGCCTGAATATCCCGAAGGATGACGGCTCTGAAAAGGACGGCTGGACGAAGCGAACCTTCAACAACGCCATCTGGTGCGTTGAGGACGCAAACCCCGGCTATCACTGGAACTGGGACGAGAAGTCTCTCAAGGGCAAGATGACCGGTGTCCTGTTCCGCAATGAGGAATGGGAATACAACGGAAATACTGGTTGGTCTACCCGCTGCTGCGCGTTTGCCTCCGTTGGTGACATCAAGGACGGAAATTTCAAGATGCCGAAGGAAAAGCCCTTGAAGAACAAAGCACCTGCTGCCTCTATCCCCGATTTTAAGGAGGAACCGTATACCGGGAAACTCCCGTGGGATTGATACATGAACCACTTTTCTGTTAACGCCGCCCTCAAAACGATGGGTGTCTATGTAGATACGCGCGAACAGGACACTATCAGAGCGCGGAAACGCATACAGACCATCGGTTTACCAATCCAGCGCAAGGCCCTCCCGTTTGGTGATTACAGCGCATATTGTACATTGCCAAACGGGGGGGTCTACTCCCTTGAAAATCTGGTTTCTATCGAGCGGAAAATGAACCTGGACGAAATCGCCATGTGTTACACCAGAGAACGACCACGGTTTAAGCGAGAGTTTGAGCGGGCCAGAGGCGCCGGGGCGAAGGTCTATCTCCTGATTGAAAACGGAGACTGGGAAAAAGCCTATACTGGCGCATACAGAAGCCAAGTCAAACCGGAAGCACTGACAGCAAGCATTATTGCATGGTTGGCTCGTTATAACTGTCAGTTGCTTTTCTGCAAAGAAGAGACCAGCGGTAAGCTGATCCATGATGTTCTGTATCGGGAAATGAAGGAGCATTTGGAGGAATTGCCAGATGAACAGGACGGCTGAAATCATCAAGCAATCACTCTCTATGCAGGAAGTGGCTGAAAAGTACGGATTCTATCCAAACCGTTCCGGATTTGTTCAATGCCCGTTTCACACGGGTGACCATACAGCGAGTTTGAAAGTGTACCCGAAAAAGGGCGGCGGTTTCTACTGCTTCGGCTGTAAGGCTCATGGTTCCGTCATTGATTTTGTGATGCGTCTTTTTGGTTGCTCCTTTCAAACGGCTCTGGAACGCCTTAACAGCGATTTTGGACTTGGCCTGTGTAAACAGACCTACCGGGAGAAAAAAGCCTACAGAGGCGCGTTTATGGCGACGCAAAGGAGAATCCGGGAGGACGCGCAGAAGCAGGAAGAAGCTGAACGCCAATACTGGGCCGCATTTGACCTTTGGCGGATTGCTGACATGATGGCAATCCATTACAACCCATCAGAAACAGGAGGCGTTATCCTACCTGGGTACGCCGAAGCCGTTAAAAGCCTTCCGCAGCTTGAATACGAATTGACGCTTGCGGAAGAGAGGAGGCGAGAATTTGAAAACACTTCCTCCTATCCCGGAATGGGGAAAGGAAAACTACCAGACACCTGAGCCGTTTGAGTGGCTTTATACATTCAAGGACAACAAATTTGTGATGTTGCAGCTCCGGGATGCTATCAAAGAAAAAGCCGGTGCCGTCGGAGTCAAGAATTTCGTCACAAAATGGAACGCCTTTTTGCAGGAAAAGCGAAAGTCTGAGGGCGTGGACATTGAGAATGTCACCTGCTTTGACGGACAGCCGGAGGAACTTTATTGTGGGGAATACACCTGCGATGACAGCGGCATTACATATCTTGATTATGCGGGCCGTGAGGTCATCGTTTGCAGACATCCCATATTGCCGGTTCATCGCCTTATCAATATCGACACCGGGGAAGTCAAATTGGAGATTGCGTTCAAGCGCGGCTCACGTTGGCAATTTAAGGTATTTGACAAGGGGACGCTCGCAAGCGCGAACAAAATCGTGGAGCTATCCAAGTATGGAATCGCCGTTGACAGTGAGAACGCGCGGGAGATTGTCAAATACTTGAATTTTCTGGAATCCGAAAACTATGACAAAATCCCGGAGACCAATAGCGTAGGACGGCTTGGATGGATCTCGGACTATGGTTTTTCTCCGTACGTGGAAGAACTGAAATACGACGGAGATTTGTCATATAAGCATATGTTTGACAGCGTTCAGCTATTTGGAGATTACAAAGAATGGCTTCAACTTACAAAACGTATACGTTCAACCGGGCATATCTCCAAAATCATTCTTGCGGCGTCCTTTGCGTCTGTATTGGTTGAGCCGCTTGGTGGACTTCCGTTTTTTACTCACGTTTGGGGCGGAACAGAAGCAGGAAAGACCGTCGGCCTGATGTTGGCGGCAAGCGTGTGGGCAAACCCGGCGCTTGGAACTTACATCCACACATTCAACAGTACCTATGTTGGGCAGGAAATGATGGCCGGGTTCTGCAACAGTCTCCCGCTTTGCCTGGATGAGCTGCAATGCATCAAGGACCGCAAGGACTTTGACCGTCTGATCTATATGTTGACAGAGGGCATTAGTAAGGTCCGTGGCGCAAAAACAGGCGGCATCCAGCGCATACAGACTTGGAAGAACTGCATCATGACCACTGGTGAGCAGCCAATTACCACAGGAGCATCCGGCGGTGGTGCCGTAAACCGTATCATTGAGATTGACTGCAAAGATGAAAAACTGTTTGCAGACCCTCAGACCGTCGCAGATACCGTCAGACGGAACTACGGCCACGCAGGGCGGCTTTTTGTGGACAAGCTGAGTGAAGATGTGGAAACGGCCAAGAACGCTTACAAGCGATTCTACAGTCTTTTACAGCAAGGTTCCAGCACAGAGAAGCAGGCAATGGCCGGAGCCATGATTTTGGCCGCTGACTATCTTGCAGACATCTGGATTTTTCAGGACGGCAATACCATCAAGATCGATGACATCCGCCAATATCTGACAGACAAGAGCGATGTAGACGCCAATGCCCGCGCTTTGGATTGGCTGATGGATTTTGCCGCCAGCAATCAGCAGCGGTTTGACCAAGAGGATGACCACGGAGAAACCTGGGGCGTGATTCGTGACGGTTATATCTGCATCATCAAATCCGTGTTTGATCGGGAGATGATGAACGAAGGATTTAATCCATCGTCGTTTGTTTCATGGGCAAAGCGGCAGGGACTTCTTGATTCAGAGGCCGGAAGGTTCACAAAGAAGAAACTGATTGGAAATATGCATCCACGGTGTATTTGCATAAAACAAGATGCTGTTGTTTATGAAGATTCAACAAAACTTCTTGATTGAGGTTCCCCGGTTCCCCGCTGTTCCCCGCTTTTTCACACACCATATATATGAAAAATAATTTTGAGAAATTTAGTTAACTAAAGTAATCAATATTCCTCGCGCGTATAGGAAAACGCAAAAATAGCGGGGAATGCGGGGAACCCATTGAAAACACTAGGTTTTTGCGGGGAACAGACCGGGGAACTACCGGGGAACTGCGGGGAAGTAAAGGAGGATAGCGTGACATATTGGTTTGAAAAACAGGCCCAGCAAAATGAACATATGCCTGATGGCCTGACAGAACATGAAGCATTGATTTTTTCTTTCTTGCGCAATTTGTATTGGTCTTTGCAGAAAGGCATTATCACGACCGAACAGGCGCAACGCGAAAAAGATGTAACGCTCAAGAAGATGGAAAAAGGCCGGGAAGCCAGAGAGTTTGAACGCCGTCTTTGGGAGAACAGCGCAAAGCGGACAATGGCCGCAGAACGTGCCATGACGATGTATCGAAATAGCCGGACATTGGAAAATGCAGACGAGCTGGTATCTCGCCTTGAATGGATCCATGATGAATGCTCCATACCCGTCAAGAAATCCGAACACGGCGCTAACTGCCCTGTTTGCGGTTCCTTTTTCGACCAGGATCATGCTTTTCGGACGCCACAGTATTGTGAAACCTGTGGATGCAGACTGGATTGGAGAAGATAGAAATATGAACACGGAGCAATGTAATGGCTGTGTTTACTGGAACAGCGCTGATGGAATTAAAAACTCATGGCACTTCTGCAATTTCCTGCTGGTAAACGGGACGGCTCGCCCAAGAGAGGGTGACAAATGCCTGGGGCGGAAGGCGCGGACGAAGGGCGCCGGAAGGCGCATGAAAGGGAAAATGAAATGAACGATATGAAAGCATTGACAGAGTGTGCGGAATGCACATGGGACTATATCGACCGGCTGCGGATGGCGCTGGCTGCTGCCTGCAAAGAGCGGGACGAAGCCAGAAAGCAACTGCACGAAGCCAAGTCGGAACTTGATAAATACCGTAAGGCCGAGCAGGACGGGCGGCTGGTTGTGCTGCCCGCAAAAACGGTATTTGAATTAACATGGGATGCTGGGCCTGAATGTGACATTGTATGTCCCGTTTCTATCAATGGCGAAGGGTGCTGCGATTTTTGCGATAAAGGGAAACT